TTTTTCGTTCTACTGCCATTTTTTAGATTTAATGGAGATGGTGGCATACGCAGTTGTGCAATGGATATTAGCCGTGATGAACAGGTACATGTATCATGTAATACAATAGTTTGTAACGAACTAGACTTAAAGCCAAGTCCATCTCTCGACAAGCTTCGCAAAGCCACTATCCACTGGATTATGGAGCCACTAAGTAGAAATACTTATGGCGATAAATATTTGAGCAAAAATTTTTGGACCGATACCTCAGATCGGTTGATGTATGAGGGTAAAGCACCTCAACTAAATGAGACTAAAAGAGCAAGAGCAATAGCATTTTTCGAGCATAGCAATGTCAATCTCCCCCAATACTCTTGAGTCCATACTTGGACCAAACCTAGAGTCAATCCTTCAAGAATTGGAGGAAAAATTTCCACCTATAAACCCACATCCTAAAGAAGACATAGGGGCAATTATGTACAAAGCAGGACAACGCTCTGTTGTGGAGTGGATAAGAGCACGAGTTAGCAATGAGGAATAATTATGCCAAAAGGAGGGCAAGGAAACAAAGGTAGAAATAGTAAATCCATAGGTACTAAAGTAGGCAAAGCTTTAGGTGGTCACTTAAGTAAACAAGGTAAGCTAGGGAAAGGCGGTGGTAAGAAATTTGGAGGTTTTTCATTTAGTAATTTTGTAAAAAATTTTAAGCCTGGTTACGCACAGACAATGGGTGATGTAACTGGCAAATTAAATCAATTAAATCAACCATCAGCTTGGAAAATTAAAACGATGGCTGATAAGAATATCGATATCACTAAAATGAATCCTAGCTTTAGGATAAATATTGATACTCAAAAAGCTATTGATAGCATACAAAATGAGCAGGTTAGAAACTGGCTAAATAAATACACTCCTCAAACTGTCAAAGATCTAGCGATAAATCATCAGATGTATTCGCCTACCAAGATTAAACCTACTGATCCACGATATAACCCTACAGGTACAGGTAGCATACAGCTAGATCCTGATACTGAAAAATATCTTGAGTGGATAGCTAGAACAAATCCTGAAGGTGCGACTATTTCTGATTATAAGAAAATATATGCCAACAACTTAAAAGACGGTAAGCACACATTAGAGCAGGTCATGAATATGAACCCTGCTGAAACTAAAAGTTTTTACGCATTAATAGACGATACTGAGTCAGATAAAAAAGAAGATAGTAAACAAGCAAACACAACGACAGGTAACAACATGACAGATTTCTTTACTAAATATGGTGTAGAAAAAAGTAGATATGATCCATCTAAAAGCGACACTACAAGAAGTTTAGCTATTAGTGATAATATTGAATACATATTCAACAATGCTGTAGGTAGATATCCCACAACTGCTGAAAAAAAAAAAGCCACTTCTATTGCAGGTGATGGATCTGATGCTAATTATCAGTCTTTAATGGATGCAATTATAACTGGATCTGGTGATCTAGGAGGTGCTCACAAGGAGTATCAAGGGAGACTTGCAGCCGTTACAGCTAATCCAAATATAACAGAAGCAGAATTGGACGCGCTGCCAACAGCGTCTGTTCATGCTATGTCTCCCCTTTCTGGAGGTGCTTGGGCAGGTTGGGAACCGTGGCAAAAAGATGGGAGTAGCAAGATAACTCATGAAATGGCTAAACAGATGTCAGGTGATAGCGGTAAAACAGCGGCACATACTGATTCTTTTCAAACTATGGGTGAAGTTTATACTGCTTTACAGAATGCATCGAAGCCATCACAACAGACAACCGTAACACAAACTGCACCACCAGGATTTAATCAGTCTGACCTAGATGCATGGTGGGCTGGTGTAGATAAGCCTTGGTTAACAAAGAAAGATGAGGATAGTACATGGGATCAATTTACTAAATTCACTGAAGCTCTAGGTAAGCTAGGCGGTTTTGGTGGTGGTGGCGGTTATCAATACCCTATGTATGGTTATGGAGGTGGAAACCCAGGCGGGGTTGCCTCAGCTAATCCTTATGGAAATATGATGCAATATATGAATGCTTTTAAAAGCTTAAGTGGTGATAACGATGCAACAGTAAAAACTAATTTAGCTAACTTATCTTAAATGACAGCAAAAACTAGGTATGATTATTTATCAGGCGAACGTACCCAGTTTCTAGACGAAGCCGAGAAAGCAGCGGAATTAACATTACCATATTTAATTAAAGGACACGAAGACTACAACAAGGGAATGCGTTATCTACCTACCCCTTGGCAAAGCTGTGGTGCGAAATGCTGTACCACTTTAGCAAGTAAATTATTACTGGCTATGGTTCCAGTTCAAACCAGCTTTTTCAAATTACAAGTAGATGAAAGCCAACTTGGAGAGGAGTTCGGTCCACAAGTTAAATCAGAACTAGACTTATCTTTTGCAAAGATTGAACGCACAATTATAGATGCTATATCAGCTTCTAATGATCGTGTGGTTATACATGAAGCACTACTACATTTAGTTGTAGCAGGTAATGCTTTAATCTTTATGGGTAAGGATGGTCTGAAGTTATATCCGCTTAATCGCTACGTCTGTGAACGAGATGGAAACGGCAATGTGATCGAAATAATCACGAAAGAAAAAATTGCAAAAAAATTAATTGAAGATCAACTACCACCTGAAATACTTAATGAGTATGACAGTGTAGTAGACGGATCAACTGATGACGTTGAGGAATGCGACATATACACCCATGTCACAAGAGACAACAACAGATACGTCTGGCATCAGGAAGTACATGGAAAAAAATTAGAAAAATCCTACGGGAAAGCTCCTATAGATGCAACACCTTGGCTAGTTCTCAGGTTTAATTCTGTCGATGGCGAAGATTTTGGTCGTGGTCGAGTGGGTCAGTTTATGGGAGACTTGAAATCATTAGAGTCTTTATCACAAGCATTAGTCGAAGGGGCTGCAGTAGCAGCAAAAGTTGTATTTTGTGTATCTCCTAGCAGTACCACTAAGCCTCAAACCCTTGCAAATGCTGGGAATGGTGCGATTGTACAAGGCCGTCCCGATGATATCGGTGTAGTTTCTGTAGGTGGTAAGACTGCAGATTTTCGTACAGCGTTTGAAATGAGTCAACTACTAGAGAAAAGAATTAACGATGCTTTTCTAGTTGAACAAGTTCGTCAAAGCGAAAGAACTACAGCCGAAGAAGTCAGGATGACTCAGAACGCTTTAGAACGTCAACTTTCAGGAATATTCCAACTACTTACAAGTGAATTTTTACTACCATATCTTAATAGGATATTAAGTCAATTTCAAAAACAAGGAAAAATACCTCGTCTACCAAAAGACATTGTTAAACCAACTTTAGTAGCTGGTATCAATGCATTAGGTAGAAACCAAGACGCGGAAAGCTTAGGTCAATTCTTAACTATTGTTTCTACAACAATGGGTCCAGAGGCTGTACAAAAGTACATTAATCCAGAGGAAGTAGTTAAGAGATTAGCCGCTGCACAAGGTATTGACACACTTAACTTAGTGAAATCAATGCAAGAAGTACAGCAAAAAGACGATCAAATGCGTCAACAGGCAATGCAGATGGAGGAAATGAAACAGCAACCTCAAATGATGAATACACCAATAATGGACCCATCTAAAAATGCTGCATTAGCTGCTGAGATAGCCCCAGAAGGGGAACAACAAACACCACCTGAACAAGCATGAGCGACGAACAGACACTTACATTAGATGAAGGTATTGAATCAGTAACTACTGAAGAAAACTTATCTGAAGATGAGCAAGATTCCCTACAAGTGGGTGAGCAAATGCAGGAAGCTGAGGATCAGCTACTTGCAGGTAAATATAAAAACGCAGAGGAACTAGAGAAAGCACATATAGAACTCCAAAAAAAATTGGGCAAAAATTCTTCCGAGGATTCAGAAGAAGAAGAATTTGAAAATGAAGAACCTGAAACAGAAACTGAAGAAGTAGAAGTTTCTGGAAATTTTCTCGATCAACTTTGGGATGAAGGTACTTCAGAAGACAAACTCAGCAGAGAAACTTTTGAAGAGTTACAAAAAATGGACCCCGTTGAAGTAGCTAAAATGGCTATGCAACAACGTCACCAGTTTCAACAGACTAGTCCCAAACCATTTAACGATAATGATATAGATCAAATACAGGGTCTAGTAGGGGGAGAGAATAACTATAAAAACTTAGTAGGATGGGCAGGCGATAATCTACCTGAACAAGAAGTAAGACTCTACGATGCTGTAATGAATCAGGGTAATCCATTAGCGGCTTACTTTGCTGTACAAGCATTAGCACTTAAGTATCAAGATGCATCAGGTAGAGATGGTCAAATGGTTACAGGTAAAGCACCTAGATCTACAGGCGAAACTTTCAATAGTCAAGCTGAGTTAATCAGAGCTATGGAAGATGATCGCTATGCTGACGACCCTGCATATAGAGAAGCAATTACTAAAAAATTAGAACGATCTAAAATTAACTTTTAACTATGGCTAAAAAAAATTCAAAGAGTATAGAAGCTTCCTTTAATGAAGGTTGTGGTATTAAAAAAAGTAAAAAACCATACCCTGGCTACAACCCACAGAAAGGCGTTGGTAAGGAATACAAACCTTAGATAAGTAGACGAGGCGACCTGACCGATCATCCTCGCCTTGGAAAACTTACTTATTTAGACATGACAACTAACATATACGCTAAAGAGACTAGAGCAAGAGTTGCTGAGGAGACATTCTTCCTAGAGACGGCT